CCACTTTTCTGTCTCGAGCATCAAGTTTGTAGAACGCAAAACGTAAAGAGTACGTTGTAACTGATTCCCCTTGTAGGGGTACACCAGTTACTGGAACGTTCTCAACCTCGGCCCAAGGAAATAGAAAGTCTTTCCTTGGTCGATCAACTCGGACACCCGAATAATCTGGGAAACTAGGAGGTACTTGAAGTATTACGTCATCCACCCTTAAGATCTCCTTATAAAGGAAACCTAAACTTTGGGGGATTTCGTCTTCCGACCACCTTCGCAAAAGCCCATTGATCGTTTTGTACAAGAACACACTGTATTCTTGTCGTGCGAGCAGTTGTGCTTGACCCTCTGGTTGGAAGGGCCTAACATCGAAGCCACAATAGTAATCACCACCGCAGCTTTCTCTAAAACTCTCTTTGACATAAGTTTTATCATCATTGAGTAGGAATCCTATATCTGTGAAAAATTGAGCGACAAAGTGATGCATCCGTGAAGGATAGATCAAATCATCGCCATACACAGATATAAGCCCTTGCGCTTTAGAGAGTGTCTGTATTGCCTTCAACAGACTGTAGAATACCAAAGTCTGTGCTTGGAACGTAAAACCAACACCCATAGTCATGAAAGACATGAGGTAGGTTTTTGTCCCATCGATCTCTACGTGTCGGATTCTACCGTATTTCATAGCATTATACCATGGACGCGGTAGGACTCTATTCAAGAGATCAGCTGTAAAGGAATCACTAGCAGCAGATAAATCAGCTGTTGTATGAGTCCTTGTGCGAGAGAATAATCTCGCAAGTCTACGATGCTTTTCTTGCAATCGTTTTATGTTTAGGCCCACCGAAGTGAGCCTATCCTCGATCAATTTTCCTAAACCATAGGAATAGAAACCTCCTATAGTTGTATTAGGCATAATTGAACGTAGACTTTTGTAAGACTTTGGTACATTCGTCAGGGCTAGTGACTCACATACTACGTAATTAGGACGGTCGGTTTTCTGACTGTCACAAATTGCGCCCTCTAATAGTTTATCAGAGGTCAAGTGCTTTTCAAACCACTTGATATGTG